AACGATTCTTTCCGTCGTAATCCACCGAGACGTGAAAAATCCGCTCAGTGTTCGCGATCTGGCCATACATCCATTCAACCGGACGCGTGCCAATCCAATATCCGGACCACGAGGGACCCGAATCATCCGCGAGAGTCGTGAGGCTGGCGTGATTAAGGACCCAAGTGTGCCTGTTGTAAACGTCCTCTGCCGGCAAAGAAACCAGCATCCACTGGCCGAAAATTCCCGTAGCCACTTGCGTTAAGTCGTCAGATAAGACGGCTTTGGACACCAACATCTCATTATCTCGCACCGGAAGGCGACTTGTGATCTTGCCACTGAGCGCCGGATCGTAGAACGCGATTCCCGTAGGGGAGAACCACGCGAGCCGGCCATAATGCGTCACGCAAGACTTCGAGGACGGGCACCCCACAGCAATCACCTGCTCTTGAAAATTAGGCGTCGTGGTCCACTGGCTCCTATCCCGGATGTTGGCCTGAATTAGTGACCCGTCAGTGTCCGTGAAGACCATCAACTGCGGCGACTCTGTGCTGGGGGTCACAACCATCGCGGTGACGTTCGAAGAAAAGTAAAACGAGACTTGGCCGCCCAGGTAACCCGTCTCTCGGAAACTGAACGGGTTCGAGATGTCGCTGGCGAGAACCTGGGGACCCGAAGAAACCCAGAGGCGATCCCCCACCCAGGCCATGTCCCCACCCGCCGGAATTCCATAGATGTCTCCCGCCAAATGCCCAGAGTTGGCGCCATCGTAATAAGCCGGCGCGGTCAATCCCCCGTCCTGGATTATCACAACCGCTTTTGGTGTGATGACTTTGATCGCTGGTGCTGGTCCGGTTCCAGGAGAAACACCGTCGGGGGCTATCCGCTCAGCCGACTGCGTAGCTTGGCACCAGAAGATCTGCCGGGCGTAAGGCGAAAATTGGAGATTGGTGAGTTGCTGAAAATTGACGAAAGGCCAATCGGCGACGTAGATCTTTCCGTCCACCGCGACCACACACTGCTCCAGGCTCCCGCCGGGCCGGAAAATAAAGCCTCCCTGAAGGTTTCCATCAGGCAGCGGGACTACGCACCGATAGCCGGGCCGGCACGACCAAGTGCCGCCGATGTTGATTGCGTTGACCGCCATCCACGAGTAGCCAAGCGGAATTTGGCCCGGGTCCTGATCCGACTTTACGCCGGAAAAGAACGTCCCATCGTTGTCGATGATCCTGGTGCTCGGGCTTGGAGGCATGCGTTAGCGGATGTCGTAATCGTATTTGTCGCGAGGGTTTGACATATCCACAACCTGCACAGGATGGAACAGGGGCGCCTCAGCCATTTGCTGGGCTTCCAACTCCATGCGGGCAGCGTCCGCTTCGTAAGAGTGTGCTTCGGCAATCTGATTGTCCGCGATATGCTTGCGCGCCTGGAGAGCAACAAGAATCGCTAATCGACTCCTCAAAGGGATATGATCGTATTTCGAGGTGAAAATGGGATTGGTCTTGCGGTAAGCAATCCGAACCCAATTGCACGAGCGATTGAGTTGAATCCGTCGATACTGCGGGAGGGTTTCGTCCGGCTCCATCACGGTGAGCAAGGTTCCCGTCGCTCCGCTGTCGTCGATGGTCGAAAGGCGAACGCTGCCCACAGTTGGCTGCTTGTAAAGTTGAGTTACACGCGCAATCACCGGGGCACCCACCTCGGGGACCGCTACGCCATAGATCGTAGGGATCTGATAACCGTTGATCCAGGCCCCGTTGGTATCCTGCCGGCGCAACACATTCCCGTGATCGTCATACCCATAAACCAGCACCTGGGCGCCGTTGTCTGCCGAGGTTTGGAGATGCGCCACCAGCTTCGCGGGCTCCGTCAATTCGCGATAAGTGCAGTGCATTTTCCCTTGGTCAGACCAAGCCCATTCACAAATAGTCCGGCAGTCGCCGGGGCCATTCAAATGGAAGGAAAACAACTGGCTCCGGCCCAACACCGGCTGACCGCCGATGTTGACGCCAATCACCGTGTCCACCTCGCGAGGCAAAGCAACACAGCGCCGGCCACACCCGGCGGGATTATTGCATGTGGTGCCGGCAGTGCAACTGCCGCAGCCCTGGGTGCAAATGTCCAGGTAACCCTTCCAGCCCTCAAGGTCTTCCTTGTTCGCGATCATCCCGACCGCGTCACTGAGCCACCGAAAAAGTTTCAGATCATCGCAGGTGCCGATGATCTTCCGGGCCTCGTCGTATATTTCATCCACGCGGATCATCAATACTCCTCGCGTTCTTTGCCCAGCGCGCGGGCGATGATGTCAAGCGCTTCGTCCGCTTTCGGTTCCTTCTCCTCGCCGTCTTCGCTTTCCACCTTGCCGAAACACTTCACCTCAATGCAACATTCATACCAGTGGCTGCCATCCTTACGAGTGCGGCTGGTCTCGGAAGTCTTGCAGAAATGGATCTCCATCTTGCCCTCGTCTGGCAGGTGAAGCTCCTTCGGGCCGGAGTAGTGGAAACTGGGATAAACTTTCTCCGGCTCGTCCTTCGAGGGGGCTGTCGAGGGTAACCCCTCACCCATATCGATGTCCTTCTGGTTGACGCCCAGGTCAGTGTGTTCGTGATCGTTGTCCATATTATGTCGCGTTTGGGTCCGGATAGTTTGTCACCGTCAGTTTGTATTCTGGGGCACCCACTGTTTTCGTGCCGCCGCGCTCCCGCTTGCAATGGTCCACAATTTTCGCCTGCCGGTCACGGATAACCGGGTGCATCCCCTTGCACCGTTTCGAGCCGACCGTGCCTAAGAGATTCGGACCCATGACAAAGATGCTTGACCGATGGTGGCCCATGCCAGCCCAAGGACCGCCCCCGGCTGAGGGGCAACGACAATCCCAGTAGCCACCAAGGATTCGCCCTGCCCAATTTGGCAGATTGCATTGATCGTCACCTGCTGCGCCTGGACCTGCGCGGTGCCCTGGAAAACGAAAGCGCAATATGATTCTGATCCGGCCACGTCCGCTAGGGTAGTCGCGTTGGTGAACTTAAACTTGACATACACCAACTCCGGAGCGTAGTTGATGGGAGTAGTCTGGGCCGTCTGGACAGTTGTAGTCACCGGGATCGTCGCTGTCACCAAATAGGTGCCACTTTCCGGAGGAACAAACCCCAGATATAGGCCGCCGAAGTTTAGCGGTGCATAGGATGTGGTGAGCGAGTAGGGCGCGTTCGAAGTCGTCGCGTAAACATACCCATTCTGCGCAGTATAACTAGCGCCAGGAGTGCCCTGCGGGCCGGCGATACCCTGTGGACCCGTCTGACCCGCTACACCTTGGGGACCCTGGAGCCCGACCGCATTGGAGCCGGTAGGGACGACGAGTGAGCCCGCCTGGACGTAGGCCACCGGATTCGGGGCAGCCACCTGGAATGTGGCAAACACCACCCCGCCAGACAGCACTGAAGTCACGAGGTAGTAACCGGAGCCGGCCACGAAAATATTCATTCCCGCGATGATCGCGGGATTGGGCGTCACCACAAACTGCACCAGCGGATTCTGAGCGGTGGGCTGATTGAAGCCCTGCGTTACAACCGTGAAGGCATTGGTGCCATTCGTGCCGGCGGGACCCTGGGCGCCCGGGTCACCCTTGAGGCCGCCGAGCCCATCGCTGAACAGGCGGAGGAAGTAGCAGGCCAGCCCTTCGTCCACCCCGCGCGGGTTGCCCGGGAGACCAACATCAAGCTGGCACGGCAAAGACCACGTTACCACCCCGTTAATCTCCGTCTTGACTACGGTGCCGAAAAACTGGGTGGTGAAATTCTCGATCTGACTGGGCAACGACTCGCAGCGGGCCGAGTTTCTCGGTCCGCGCCGGCATGGATTGTCGCACCCGATTTGCTCGCGCCCGCAGTAGTCAATCGGGTTCGGGTTCGAGTGCTGGCCGCCCCCGCAGTTTCCGCAATCTTTGGTATCTCCAGGCATACGTCACTTGGTCATCGCCGCAATTGTGTTCTGCACTGTTTGGTCCTGGGCCTTCATTTGCGTAGTCTGGAAGGCGTTCAAGATCTTGGTTTGCAAACCCGAATCGGTCACTTCCTTGGTAACCCACGCCTTGAAATCCTCGCCGCCCTTGACCACCTGAGAAAACCCCGAGGCCAGCACCGACTGTGCCGCGTTGACCACGTTCAGGCCCACCGCAGCGCTCGGATTCGCCACCGCGGCACCGGTGAGCACGGTCTTTCCGACAAAATAGATGATGACCAGGACCACAAGAATCCCACCGATCCAGAGAAAATATGGGACCTGGATAAGCCCGGTTCCCTCGATTTTCTTGCCGGCATACTTGTCGTCTCGCGCGGCAAACTTGTCCACCTTCTTATTGTAGTCGCCCACCTCGGTAGTCACCTTGTCCGCGAGCACGTCAGCGGTTACGGTGGGGATCTTGTCCGGCGGTCCGGCGGCAACCAAGGCAGATTGGGTCAGCTTCATGGTGTCCTTTGCCGGAGCAAGGACATTCGTGGTGACCTGCTCCTTGAGCGCAGCCACCACCGTCTCGGTGGCTTTCTCGTGCGACTGGTAGATCGCTTCGCGTTCAAGTTCCCGGAGCGACGGGCTCTGCTCAGGGAATTTCTGAACCTTGGCCTGATCGAATTCGACCGGCTTGGGAATCAGGCTGCCGAGGCATCCAGTGAGGAGGACGGCAAGAGATAGGGGGAGGAGGATAAGGGGAATCTTCATTTTATTGCTGGGGTTTGGCTGGACGCTGCCAGCCGGGATGCAACTAACAACTTCTGCGCGGCCTCTTTTTCCGCAGCCGCGATCACGTCTTTTGCTTTTTGTTCCGCTTCTTTCAATTTCAGTTCTGCCGTCTTCTCGGAGATCCATTCACGGCGGGTCTTGATGATCCAATACACCAGCATCGTGCCGGAGACCGCGCAACCGAAAAGCAGCGTCAGAACCTTTATCACTTCTGACATTCTTAGGATGTCCACGGCTGCCACACTCAAAAAGGCCGGCATACTCGCCGCGTATCCCACTAATCTCGTCATCATACTGTCCACCGATCCACTGCTTTCGGAAAAAGAGGGCGTCGCAAGTTTCCCCGCGACGCCCTCGGTGTTCCCTTACCCCGATGGGCGGTTACGTTGGCTTATGGAGGCGTGCTACCCGCGTAGGAGTTGCCGTCGTAAGCCTGAGATCCAGCGAGCGGGCCGACCGAAGAATCCGTATCAAACGGGTCCGTAGGCGAGCCGTGCACGATGGGCGTCTCAACGTCACCGCACACCCCAATCGTGGTGTAGCTGAACGCACCAGAGAAGCTGGAGGCATTCGTGGTGATGCAGTTCACCAAGCCCAGGTCAGCGGTGCAGCGCTGATACAGAATCGGGATGATGTGTTGCGGACGCAGCGGGCGATAAGCGCGGGTGATCTGATACTGATGCCACCCGAAATCGCCGCGAGCGTTACATTGGTTGTCGATGATGTAGTGCCATTCCAGTTCGCCCATGTGAAGCTGGGGCGCGAACTTAAACGAACCTTCGCCGACATACTTTTCGGGCACCAGCCGCTCGAAGCTGCCATCCGCGATCAGCGTGCCAACCTCATAGGGGGCACTCAGCCAAGCCGGATTCGACTTCGCGAAAGCGGTCCCACGCGCAGGGTTGGAGACGATGGTGACGGGGTTAATCAGAGCCAGCGTGCCGTCCGGGTTGAAGCCGGTTGAACGGAGAGGACGCTGATCCACGCCGAAAGCAATCCCTCGGTAAGCCGGAGACTGCTCGAAACTGTAAGCGGTGAGGGTCGTTTCGCCAAGCTGGTAGCCGCCAGTCGTGAGGCCGATCATCACGTTCTGGACACCAACCTCAGAGCGAAAATACTCCACCTGATCCGAACTGCCGATGAAGCGGAAGTGAGGCATCCCCTTGTCAGCGGAATACCACTCGCCGAACAGCACTTCCCGCAGGTAGCGGGCGATGTAATGCAGCGCCTTGAAGGTCATGGGACCTGTGGGGAGCAGCGGCTGGAACTTCACGCCGAGATCCGTTTCCAACCCGCCGGAGAACAGCGAATTGAAATCGTAGTTGGCGTTCGCAGTGAACTTGCTGGCACTCCGCAGATACAACTGGGCACGGATGTCCGAGTTGATATACTGCGTCACCAGCTTCTTCATGCTGTCCTCGGCCATGACGTAACTGCCCTTGAAGGCCGCGTAGCCTTTCTTGACGCAGATGTTCGGGCCACGGCCACGGAAGCTTTCGAGCCGAAGGTTAAACTCGACCGTGTCGGTCAAGTCCTGAATGCCGTCGCTACCGCAGATCTCGGTATCGCAGACGAAGGTGGGGATTGCCAAGCTGTCGCCGGGCGCCGCCTGCATCTGGACGATTGAACGAATCGCGTCAGAAGTGCCTGATGGAAAGACACCTCCATTGATTACGTTCATATACGGTGAATTTGCAGCGAGCGCCTTAGCGATCACACCTACTATTCTGTTAGTGTCCTTGCTCGCTATATCAGAGATGTCACTGGGGGTATCACAAAAGTAAGCCATATGTTGTTTTCCTAACTTCCTCCCGCGTTGGCGGAAGGTTTTTGTTTATTGCCTGCTCACTCCTGGCCGGCGAGTGAAAACAACTTTTAGGCCGTTCCCGAGACATCTCCGGGAAATCATTTAGATGTCAGAAAAACAGTCGCCCGAATCCGAGAGTGGGTCAACCCTCACCGCTGAATATGAAGAATAGCACGCTGGAGGCTTTCAACCGAGTCTGAGATCCTCCCAAGATAAGCATTGCAAAGGGAACATAGAAGCCCTCGGACTCGTCCCGTGATGTGGTCATGGTCCACACAAAGCTTGCGGGACTCCTTCAAGCATATCGCACATTTTCCGTTCTGACTCTCCAACAACCCTCGGTATTGTTCCGAGGAAAGTCCATACACCCGCTTTCGCAGATACTCCTTTTGCTGCTCCCGATGCGTGGCGTGCCACTCCCGTTTCACTCGGTTGCTATGTTCCTGGTGCGTCTGGTTCCAGATCCGTTTACGTGCCGCGTTTCGTTCTGGGTTTTCTTCTCGCCATTTTCGAGAGGCCGCCTTTAGCCTCTCCGCGTTTTTCTGGTAGTGTGATTTTCGATACGCACGCTCGCAATCCAAACACTCGCCACGTAGCTGATTCCCACGAAAAGAAAATTGATCCTCTGGCTTTTCAATGCCGCACTTTTTGCAGATTTTCACACTTTACTTTATCAAAACCCGACACCAAAAGCAACCTATTTTCAGTGGGTCCGCAAGTATTCTTGACGAGCCTGAAATAGCTGCTTCATGCCGGGCTCGTCTTTAACCGAGTGGATAAAAATAATCCCACGCTCACGAACCGCCTCGAACACTAATTGACGGGACGGCGCGTCCGAGGAAAAGGGACAACTTACGCCATCCTGGAAGGTTTTCCACGGGCATTCAGATTCCATCGCCCACTGTAGCATAACGTGGTCAATGAAAGGGAGTGTCGGATTGGCCCGCACCGCCTCAGTCCCGGTCAACAACTTCTTAATGGTTTGGCGTGCCATGAAGTAGGGGGGCTGAAATGCGATTCTTGGATACCCCGCCGGATAAGCGCTCTCGCGCCCCGGGATGCCGTCCTCCACCACATTGGACCACAACAATGGCCCCAAGTTCGCATAAAGGTAGCTGGGGATTTCCGGGGACAAGCAAACCGAGTCCGCATCATGCACCAGAAAATACTCCTCCGGAAAAGTCAAGAGCAATTCGAGATGCAACCGCTGTCGGTCCAGCGATTCCTGCCCGATGTAGGCGCGTTTGCCGGCGAATCGGTTCTCAACTCCGGGATACCGAATGTCCGCAGGACAATCGGTGGGAGAGAGGATCACCACCGGGCATTCATGGTGCAGATAAGCTCCCAGGGATTTGATGACCTGATGGGCATCTCCCCCATAACAACAGACCGCGACCCGTGTGTTCTTATTCATAGCCAATAGTCAACCATCATTCGCACCAGCGCGCTAAATCCCACCTTCGGTTCCCAGCCGAGTTGGCGCTTTGCTTTGCTCGGATCTCCCAGCAAATGCTCCACCTCGGACGGGCGAAACAAGGTGCTGTCACTGCGGACATGCTTCTCAATGTCAAGATTCAAATAGTTGAACGCCTCTTCAAGAAACCAACG